ACCCTGATCCGTATGCAGGTCGTGTGTTATTCTTAGGGATCAATCGAGCCAATGGTGAGTCAAAAGATTCGTGGCTTGATGCAGAGGATGTTGCGGACATAGACGCTAAGTTCATGACTCGTGATGAGGTGGGTCGGATGTATGGAGTAATGTATGTTAATTAATGATGCAGTTTACGAGTGTACCCATTGTTGGTATGACTCAGAAGACAATGACTTTACGCTACGTGCAACATGGAAGTTTGAGAAGAACTATCCTGATATGCCAGACTACTGGCACTTGCAAGAGGTAGAGCTTGACATGGCAGAAGATGGATTACCTGTGCATATTGTTGAGCTTGTCAAGTCTGGTTGTGAACACAGTGGATCAATCTGGTGCGACATTGAACGTGAAGGTCCAGATTTTGCAGAGTTACAAGAGGTAAGTTATGAGTAAAGTTAACGCCGTTAACCGCCCACGCGATTGGTTACCAAAAGGATCAAAGCATTGGAACTCAAAGCTAACTGAAGAAGATGTGGACCTAATACTTGCACTCAACGCAGAACGATTACGGCTCAAGGCGGAGCTATCTCGTGTAACGACAGTCGCAATGGCTGAGAAGTTTGGTGTATCAAACAGTGTGATCTCTCGTATCTGTGCAGGTCATGACTGGAGACACGTATGAAGTGGGAACCATGGGAGATTGAACGCGCTGTTGAGCTATGGAAACAGGGTGCTACATCAGGTGAGATTGGTGAGATGATTGGTAGGACAGGGGCGTCAGTGCGCGCCTTTGTCAAGAACAACAGGGAAAAGTACGGGCTAACTCCGAGGATGGACGACACCACAGAGAAGCCACACTATGATCCTGAATATTATTATCTTCCGAAATATCATTGGCTTATAAGTAAAAGCTGGAGTAGTACATGAAGTCGTTCTACTATTTCTTATTGGCTTATGCTATCCTTGTGGCGGTATCAATTGTAAGGAGTAATACATATGCGTTGCCGTAGTTGCGATGTTGCACTGACAGACTTTGAATCTACTCGCAAGTTCGTAGACACAAATGAGTTTGTGGACTTGTGTAATGAGTGCTTCAAGGGATTAGGGGATGTTCCTGTACGTGAGCGATTCGATTTAATGGAAGCCGCTGATGAAGTAACAGACTTTGGTGAAGATTCGTGATATAATATTCTCTCTTTAGTTATGCAAGAGGTTATTAGTTCTTTAATAATCTCTTACAAACTACTTAGTAGGTACACAAATGACTGAATTACCAATTGAAGAAATGACTCTTGCGTTTGAAGAACACAGCAATCACGATACTCTTGTGTGTTGCCGTGATATGATCTATCAATACGGTCTGTTGCGTGTGTTACAATCGCTTGCAGATTATGTTGAGGACAACAAGGAAGCTTATGCGCTGACTATGTTGTGTAATTATTACAAGGAGAATGAACATGCCTTTTGTAAAGACGCACCTACCATGCAATGATTGCGGTAGTAGTGATGGGATGTCACTCAACGATGATGGGTGGACTCATTGCTTTGTGTGTGAGGCACGTACAGCCCCGCTGACAGACGTTAACGCCATTAACCATAGAGAGGTACAGGTGGAAGCTAAACAACTAGATGTGACGCAAGAGAATTACGTCACGATTATCGAGCGTGGGATTAGTAGTGATACTGCCCGCGCATACAAGTGTTCTAAGAATGGGAAGGATTACCACTTCAACTACACCAATGATCGTGGTGAGGTGATTGCTGAGAAGGTACGCACTGAAGACAAACGGTTCATGGTCAATGGTGATTGGAAGAGTGCAGGTCTGTATGGTCAGCATCTATTCAGCAAGGCAGGTAAGTACGTCACGGTTGTCGAAGGCGAGTTCGATGCTATGGCCGCATACCAGATGCTTGGGTCTAAGTATCCAGTGGTATCAATCCGCAATGGTGCGGCCTCTGCCGTCAAGGATGTGCAGAAAAACTTTGAGTGGCTTGATTCGTTCGACAATATTGTGGTGTGCTTTGATGCTGATGAAGCAGGACAGCGTGCCGCATCTCAGGTTGCTGAACTGTTTGGTGCTAAGGCAAAGGTGTTCAAGCATCTCGATGGTATGAAGGATGCGTGTGACTATCTAAAGAACAAGACCATGAAGGAGTTCACAGACAAGTGGTGGTCTGCTGAACAGCATGTACCTGATGGCATTGTTGTAGGCTCTGCTCTACTTGAAGAAGTGATGAAGCCCCTTGCGCCTGCTGATGTGTTCTATCCGTTCGCAGGGTTAACGTCGTTAACCTATGGCATACGTAAGGGTGAGCTAGTCACTATCACTGCAGGCTCTGGTCTTGGTAAGTCACAGTTTGTACGTGAGATTGTATGGCATGTACTGAACAAGAGTGAAGACAACATTGGTCTGATGTTCTTGGAAGAATCAGTACGCAAGACTGGCTTGTCTCTCATGTCGCTTGCGGCTAACCGTCCATTACATCTACCGGACAACGATGCAACGGTAGAGGAGAAGCACGATGCATTTAACAAAACACTTGGTACTGATCGTGTATATCTGTTCGATCATTTCGGTAGTACCTCTGTCGATAACATTGTTAATCGAGTGCGGTATCTTGCAAAGGGATTGGGGTGTAGTTACATATTCCTTGATCATATTAGTATCGTGGTCTCTGCTCAAGCCAGTGGTGATGAGCGCAAAGCAATAGATGAGATCATGACCAAGCTACGTATGCTTGTACAAGAGACAGGCATTGCTCTGATTGTGGTATCACACCTCAAGCGTCCTGAGTCTAAGGGACATGAAGAAGGTGCGGCTACGTCACTGGCACAACTACGTGGCTCTGGTTCTATCGCTCAGTTATCTGACATGGTGATTGGCTTAGAACGTAACGGTCAGGCAGAGGACGAGACAGAACGTAACACCACTAAGGTTCGTGTACTCAAGAACCGATTCAGTGGTACGACTGGTCCTGCATGTAGCTTGCTTTATTCTAAGCATACTGGTAGAATGACGGAAGTTAAAGATGAGGAATTGTAATGAAGGTATTGGTACTCGACATTGAGACCAACCTTACGCACGATAGGATATGGTGTTGTGGGTGTAACTACGATAGCTACACGTCTGTGTATACAGACCCAGTAAAAGTTCAAGAGCTAGTGGACAAGGCTGATGTAGTGGTAGGCCATAACATCATTGGGTTTGACGGACCAGTGTTGTCACGGGTTTGGGGAGTAAAGGTTCCCCTCTCCAAAGTTCATGATACTCTGGTTATGTCAAGGCTATGGAATCCACAGTTGGAGGGTGGTCATAGTCTACGTGCATGGGGCGAACGTCTTGGTGATTACAAAGATGACTTCACTGATTTCAATGGTGGTCTTACTGAACAGATGATTGATTATTGTTCTCAAGACGTGAACCTAACAGTGAAGTTATACAAGCAACTATTGAAAGAACTACAAGACTATGGACTGTCTTTTGATCTTGAACATAGCATTGCATTTATCATGAAGAAGCAGGAAGACAATGGGTTTAAACTCAACGAGAAAGAAGCTATCTCTTTGTTGGCTCAACTTAAAGATCGCATGGCTTATATCACTGACCACTTGCAAAATATATTTCCTCCGGTTGTGGAAGAGCGTTGGTCAGAGAAGACAGGCAAGCGTCTCAAAGACGGGGTTACCGTATTCAATGTGGGGTCGCGTAAGCAAATTGCAGAGCGTCTTCAGGAGCGTGGTGTTGTCTTTACTAAGAAGACTGAGAAAGGCGCTATCATAGTTGATGAAGGTACACTCAAGGGTATTGATCTACCTGAAGCACAATTGATTGCTGAGTATCTCATGATCCAGAAACGTGTCGGCTTACTTGATTCGTGGATTGATAGCATCAAGGAGGATGGTAGGGTACATGGCAGGGTCATTACTAATGGTGCTGTGACTGGACGTATGACACACCAGAAGCCCAACATGGGACAGATACCTAGCGTCAACAGTGAGTATGGGCCTGAGTGCCGTGGTCTGTGGACTGTCGATGATGGTAATGTACTGTGCGGTACGGACCTTTCTGGAATCGAGTTGAGATGTTTATCGCATTACATGCAAGATCCAGAGTGGCAAGAGGAATTATTGAATGGAGATATCCATCAGAAGAACGCAGATGCCGCAGGCATTACGAGACCGCAGGCTAAGACTCTCATCTATGCAACCCTTTACGGCGCGGGACCCGCAAAGATTGGTAGTATTGTCGGGGGAGGTGCGCGT